CGCGGTTCAAAATAATATCAACGTCCGAAGTTGATATCTTTTGTTGCGTTGTACCTCGCATGGCATATACACCACGCCCTTTTTGACGGGTTTGCGATAGCCAGATTAGCTCATCCTCAAGTTCTGCGATTGATGCGCCGGACGCACAGCCAATTTTAATGAATCCGTTGGATACCGGAGAAAGCGGTGATCCTATTTTGTTACCCGCATCGTAAAAGAACTCAGTAGACCATTCTTTAAATGCGACCACATACGATTGTGAGCGAGCCAAACAAACGCCAGCGCCGTTTTCAGCTTGTGCGGTTGTGTATGACAGCGCGGGCCAAACGCTAGGGTTATCAGGCGATGAACTGTAAATAACGCCAAACACGTCCATGACGCAGAAATAGCCGTTAATGTAAACGATGCCGGTTACCGTATTGCGGCCACCTACGGCGGTTATTGTGCCGGTGGCGGGGCTTGCAGGTGAGCCTGCAACGGTAAAGGTAAATGATGATGGAGTAGTGCTTCCGACTGACTTTGCGGAAATTGTCCCAGTGGCAGGAGTTGCAGGCGTTACTATTGTCAAGCCTATGCTTGTAAATGAAATTGCGCCTGTTGCTCTTGCTGCTGGGCTTCCAAAAACAGTACTTGGAATACCTAATGAGTTGGCTAAAATGCTACCACTAGCAGCGGCTGGATAACCAGCATTGTATAAAGTTATTAAATATGTAAAAGTATTAGCATTTATTACTGTAACATTGGTATTTGTTGCATAAGGCCCTATATTAAAGTCAATCATTCCAACGTAATCGCCAGTGATCAAATTATGTGCGCTTGAAGTTACAACGGTTACCGTTTGTCCAGACCGAGTGAGCGTTGAAATGCCTGTAATTGGCCTAATGACTTGAATTGGGTTTGCAACTAGTACGCCATTTGTAATAGTTGCATCAAAAGTTGTTCCGGTAACATTTGAAACAATTACGGTTTGAAAAGAATACCCATATCCTAAATAAGAAGTAGTATTAAAAAGACCGTAAAATGGAATGTTGTATGCAAAATTATAAATTAATACTGTATCGCCATTAGTCAAAACTCCTGGATAAATATTAGATGCTGAATAATTAATTGTATACGTATTGTTGTATAAATTCTTTGCTATTTGCGATAGTCCAAGTGGAACTTTTGCAATTCCCGTTAAAATTGGTGCAGTTGATGGATATTCATCTTGGAAATTTCCCACCCCTAAGCCATATGTAAATTGATTTATAGAAATTACATTTACGATAACAGTTTGATTATATTGAGCTGGCGTTGCTCCTGAAATTGTTATGCTTGGTTGCGTTCCTAATGTAAGGCCATGTCCGCCCGCTGCCGTAGCAGTTACTAAGCCGTTACTTGTTCTAACAAGTGTAATAGCCACATTAGAAATTGCATTTACATATACAACACCAGCTCCCGTTACAACCACTGGATAAGTAAAAGAAAATTGATTAATTACTGTGGCTATATATGTTCCGTTATAGGCAGCTTCGTTTGCGCCGATTACTGTTATAGTGCCGCCAGCCGCTAATCCATGCGGAACTAAAGTATTTCCTGAAGCCGTTCCACCTGACCTAGTTAAAGTACATGCAATTGCCGTTCCTACAACCCCTGTCGTAGTTGATGTAATAACAATTGTGTAAGTAAATTGTTTAACGTTTACAACAGCAACAATAAATGATCCGTTATATTCAGGCTGATCGGTTCCTGTAACTAATACGATTTGCCCTGTAAATAAGTTGTGGTTTATTAAAGAAGTTGCAGTTGCGGTTGTTGATGATCTAGTTATAGTAATTGGTAAAAAATTACCATCAGGGGTAATTACTGAGGCTATAACACTAGTAATAATTTGCTGCCCATTATATGCAATAGGCGTAGCGCCATTAATATTAACTTGACTACCAACTTGAAAGTTAGTATTAAATGAAGTCACCGCAGTCGCTACCGTGCCCACCAGCGTTAGCGATGTAAGCGTAACCGCATATGTGCCAGGATAGTTCGGGTCACTGATCTGCGTCGGAGTAGCGCTTGCTGTTGTCAGCGTCCATGCTTGGTTAGCATTTTTAAGCATGAGGTAAGCGGTTGCGGCATTGCTTCCGTTATCTTGAGCGGAGAATGGAAGGTTAGGCGTTGAGGGGCCAAGACCATTTGCGGTGGGCGTTGATGCTTGGTAAATAAACGCAGTCGCGCCAAAGTTGGCTGTGCTGCCGCCACCGCTGCCAGTACATCCCGCTATCGCAAATAATGCGCCTGTTGGAAAGTTTGCACCAGTGGCTATGTATTGGAATACGCCATTTTTGTAAAATGATATGCTTGCGCCAGCAACGCTATAATAAATTCCAATATTATCGCCTACAGCAAAAGATGCGAGTGTATTCGTCAATATAATATTGTTTTTAATAATTATTCCATTTTGGAAATAGCCGATGCTGTTATTAGTAAATCCTGGCGCTTGAACTGTTGACTCAATACTGTTAGCCATCCCTAAACCAACGTTACCAGTAGTCACCACTATATTTTCCCAATACCATGATCCAGTCGTAACGCTTGCCACGCTTCGCACAAATTGTCCAAAGCCCGCTGGTGTTGTTTGCGTTAAATTGCCATTGCTTAAGACAACGTTTGTGCCTTTGTCTGCTGGATTCCATGTGGTAATGGTGGAGTAGCCAATCGCAATATTAGAGTTAATAAAATCACCAATGATTGCCTTAACGCCATTCCAATAGTACAAAAGTTGCGCTTTGCCTAGTTTGATAAGCCCCAAGTCGTTATTGCCAGGGCGTTTGTATACATCAGACTCGCCGCTAGTAGGATCTGAATCGATCACGGCATTGATAATCACCGCGTCCTTAGTGACCATCCCATTGCGGCTTTTAATGCTAATGGCAAGAGGCAAACGCATTACAGCGAGTTCCCGTTACTGTAAAAAGATGCGCCGGTCAGCATAGAATTGTCAAAATACATGCGCGGCGCACGATTATTGACGCGCTTAATGTTTTTTAGGCTTTGCATCGCTGACTTTTGAACAGTCGATGACGCTTCCATTTCGTACTCTGGGGCCATCTCTATTGCGAGGTTAGTGGTGAGCGCTTGTTCCCACCCTGGCGGTAAAGAAACGGTATCGTTCACCGTTACGAATGAAAGTATAGGAAACCATGTCGTTACATATAGAACTGCTGCTTGCGACGGTACCGGCCATAAGTAAATCGTTCCATTGGGGAACGTAGGTTGATACCAAAACTTTAGCGGGTATGATTGCTGTTGCGTTTTTAGGCCGATGTTGGCGTATTCGTGCTCATCCATTTTGCGTACTTCATAGCTGATACCGCCAGCATCAACGCGAGCGCTTTCAATCTTGACGGGGCGCGTTGTAACTAATGCACCTGTCGGGCCAATCGTGTACGTGGCAACGCCTTGGGTGAGAGGGATCGCCTCCTCTTGTAGCGTATAGCACATGAGCCGGTCATTGCGCCATGAATCGAGCATGGCATTCAGTGTAGATAACGCATCGCTTTGCTCGCTAACGTTAGGCTGCACGCCGGAATTTAACTGGCTTAGTAGGCGCAACGCTCTTGTAATGATAAGGTTTACTGTCGTAGCCATTGCCTAACCTATAAGTAAGGTTGCGGGGATCCGAAATGAACCCCCGCGTTTTTACATCATGGCAATGAGGTTTTACCAGCGGTCAAGACTAGCGCCCAATCCACACTTACTGCGGCTGTTGTGGCGGCATTCAAAAAGATCGTGAATGAACCAGCAGCTACAGAGACGCGAGCCACATTGAATGCGGTGGTGTCAGCAGTCGCTTGATTAATGATTGCAAACACTCTGCTATCTGCATTAACCAAGTTGTTTGTGATGACTACAGACACGCCAGCGGCGGGTACTGCACAGCGGCCAACTACTTCGTTGGCTACCGTGTTGCCTGGTGTAACTGGGCCAGCGTTAGCAACACCTCTGTTTTGTGCAATAAGTGCCAACTCAACGTTAGTTTGCAAGCTGACAACGCTACCAGCGGTATAACCGGCATAAGGTTGTGAAAGTAAAATCATGGTCTTTTCCTTAAGTTAAGCGACAAGTTTACAAGCGAGTTCGGGGTAAGTTGCCGCCCAACCAAACAACACGTCAAGACGCATGATGTTGTTATCCTGCACGCCGTCATAGAACTGCGTGACTTTAACAGTCATGCCATTGTCGGTCATTTGCGAGACTTTAGCGCCTGTGCCGGTAGCGGGTTCAGCCATCGGAACCATCGCTAAAGTGAAAGCATCGCGGTGGTAACCAATGTTACAACCATAAGAGCTTGACGGAGCGCCCAAAATTGTAAAGGCTGCACCTGTAGTAGGTGAACCCGTTACGTTTTGGAATGGGCCGGAAACAATCAATGGCGGGAAAATATTCAGCGTTGTGGCACCTACCAAAGCGTCTGCCGTGATAACAAACTGTTGCGGTGAACCTGTGCTGATACGTGATTGAGGATTAACTGCTGTAACGCCTGGCAGTGTAATAACTGAACCGCGTGTCAAAGTACCACCAGCAAGCGCTACGATTGATAATGCGTTACCGATCTGGCCTGCGCCGTTAACGTTGGTTGGAGTAGCTGCGCCGTTAACGTGAGTGGTCACGTTTTGATCCATTGCGTATGCCAAACCAAGCGAGTCAACCATCATGCCTTTGGCGTATTGTGTGCCTAGGGTAGCTTGGTTGTTAAACAAACCAGCAAAGCCTTGAATCAGCGAGGCATTCATAGCAGGGTTAAGAATCAAAGCGCGTTGTTTATCACGCGGCGCTGCATTCTCGTCAAGCTTCTGATTAACCTGTGTAATGGCGGCGAGTGCGGTTGCGGTAGTGGTTGGAAACGTACCTGGTGTGCCGACTGCGTTGGCAGTGTTTACACGGGCCATGTCCAAACCTTGACGGTCGATCTCATTACAGACTGCGGCAACTGCGGCTTGCATCTTGTTCTCGAATTGCTTCAAGAGCAAAGTTTTCTCCAACCCGGTGAAGTTAAGATCACAGCCACCTTGCGAAAGCGTGAGCGGGATCGTAGTTTCAGTCGTGACTTGGGGAATAGCGACACGACCAGCGCGGTACGTGTAGCGTGGTGGCTTTTTAATGTTGATGGTTGTGCCTGGAGCATAACCGCGTGACATATTGCCGGAGAACTCATCTTGCCAGTCCGTATTCACGTTGGCAGCGAAGCCAAGCATGTTCTGGAGGATTGCAAGCGCTTCTTTTGCTACGATGTTACAGGTAATAAGACTATTACTCATGGTGCGTCATCCTTTAGATTAGGACGCCCATCTTGCCCCTTGCTTGGCTCTGGCCTTGCGGTATTCATCCATTGAAGCGTTCTCAAGTGTGGCTGAAAGCGCTCTGGCAGATGTTACGGGTTTGATAGGCGCTGGTGCAGTTGATAAAGATTTGCCGGTTTGTGGTTCAAGTTTTGCTTCAAGTTTCCCTAAAGCCTTAACTGCATCACGAGGAGACATAGCAGCGATTTTTGCGGATTCATCG